ACTCTCCGGAAGGTAGACATGCAATGACACTGCAAGAACAGCGCGAGCAGGCGATCGCGAACGCTCGTGCGATCGCCGAGGGCGTGAAAGCGGCCGGGCGACAGATGACGCCCGACGACCTGACGAAGATCAACTCGCTGCTGGACGACGTCAAGAGTCTCGACGCGAAGATCCTCGCCGCCAAGCAGGGCGACGCGCTGCTAGAGCGGCTGGGACAGCTCGACAGCAGCGAGCGTCACGACGAGCCGTCACGACCCGGCCAGACGCAGGCCAGATCGCTTGGCGAGCACTTCGTCAAGAGCGTGGGCGATCAGTTGCGCGCGAATCGCAACCAGCCGGGCGCGAGCGTCACGGCCCCCGAGTTCAAGGCGCAAGCGGCCACTGACCCGGTTGTCACGAGCGGCTACGTCTTCCCGCAGATCGACACGAGTGTCGTCCAGGGCTATCGACGCCCGCTCGTCATCGCTGATCTGTGCAGCTCGGGAACGCTGTCCGGTCAGTCGATTACGTACTTCGTCGAGGGCACGCGAGCTGGCAACTTCGCGACTGTCGTCGAGGGCGCGCAGAAGCCGCAGATGAGTTACAACTTCACGACGGTGACCGAGGCGCTGACGAAGATCGCCGGTCTGATCAAGCTCTCCGACGAGATGATCGAAGATCTCCCGTTCCTGGTAAGCGAGATCAACAGCCGCCTTCTGTACGATCTCGGCATCTTCGAAGAGGCACAGCTTCTCAACGGCGACGGCACAGCGCCGAACCTGCGAGGTCTGTTGAACCGCAGCGGGATTCAGACCGAAGCCGGGGCGACGAACGCCGACAATCTCGACGCGATCTTCCGCGCCTCGACGAAGGTGCAGGTCGCGACCGGGTTCGCGACTGACGGGATCGTCATTCACCCCAACGACTTCCAGACCTTCAGGCTGAAGAAGGACAACAATCTTCAGTACTACGCGGGCGGTCCCTTCACGGGCGCGTATGGCGAATACCCGGCCGGGCCGAATGGCGGATATCTGCCGCTGAACCCCGCGCTCTGGGGATTCCCGACCGTCGTCAGCCCGGCGATCGCCCAGGGCACGGTTCTCGTCGGTGCGTTCAAGCAAGCTGCGACCGTCTATCGCAAGGGCAGCGTCGTTGTGTCGAGCACGAACAGCAACGTGAACGACTTCGAGAAGAATCTCGTCACCATCAGGGCGGAAGAGCGTCTGGCACTTGCTGTCCGAGTGCCCGCCGCGTTCGTCAAGGTCACGATCACCCCGTAGTCGTCCCAGGGATGAGAGCTCGCGCCGCTGTGCGTCATGCACGACCGCAGCGGCGCGCGTTCCCGGAAGAGGTAACAGCATGGCCGACACGCGACACGAGTACAGAGTCGAGATCGATCAAGATCTCTGGCTGACCTTTCTACTGACACCCGAAGACGCAACAGCGTTCCCGAATCCAGACACGCCGCCCGCCCCGACGAACCCGGCAACGGGCGCGACGGCGGGCATTCCCGGCACTTGGACCCCAGCGAGCAGCACTCCCCCCAACGATCCGGCGAGTTGTCACGTTACTGCGAGTCCTGCGTCAGCGTGGACGACTGGTCAGTTCGTGCAGACGCTGCTCGCTGGCGCTGCTGGGCGCTGCTGCTGGTCGGGCACCAACTGGGTCGGGGGTATCGCCCCATGAGTGAGAAGGACGACAAGATGGCAGTGCATCGTTCGAAAACCAGTGCGGCCAAAGATGATCCTGAGCCGCCGGCGGCGGATGACCCTATCGTGGTGTCGAGTGTGGCCCCGACGAAACAGGCCACGGGCGATCTCGACGAGTACGAGACAGAAGACGGCGCAACGTATCTGCTGACCGCCGAAGAGGCCGAACGACGCGGCGCGAAGGCCGTCAGCAAGCCCTCGAACAAGGCGCAGACACCACAGAACAAGTAGGGGGCAGCGATGACGCCGACCTACCCGTCGTTTGCGACACCCGATCAGTATGCGGCGCTGACGAATACCGCCGTCGACCCGGCGATACAGCCGATGCTCGACGCCGCTTCGAGTCTCATTCGCAGATACTGCGGCTGGCACATCTCGCCGGTCGTGACGGAAGACGTCGTCATCGACGGGCGCGGCGGCTACGTGCAGACGCTGCCGACGTTGCATCTCGTCGAGCTGCTGACGCTCGACGAGACGAGCTGCACGGGCACGGTAACGAGCTATGTCGGCGACGAGATCGAGTGGAGTGCCAGCGGGTTCATTCGCAAGTACGGGCTATGGACAGATCGACTGCGCGGGATCAAGGCATCGATCAGCCACGGCTACGACCCGGACGACTGCGGGTATCTCGCGACGCTCTGCGCAAGCATCGTCGCACGAGCGATGGCGTCCCCGTTCGGCGAGAAGGCGCAGACGGTCGGCTCCGTCAGCGTGCAGTTCTCGACAGCGGCAGACGGCTCGTCGGGCGGCGTCGCACTGTCCGAATCACAGATGGCGCATCTCGACTCGCTGCGTCTGTTCGGGCGTGCGTGATGGCGCTGCCCAGAGTGCCGAGCCCGGACACGATCACGATCTTGCGGCCCGTCATGGTCGGCGATCGCGGCTCGCAAGTCCCCGACTGGTCGCAGCCACCCGCCGAGACGATCAGCGTCGGCGGGTGCTCGGTGCAGCCCCAGACAGGCGCAGACGATCGATCGCAGCGTGACTCGCTCTCTAGTGTCTTCGTCGTCTATGCCCCGCCAGGGACGATCGTGGGCGCTTTCGATCGAGTGCTCGTCGACGACTACGGCTCGCCACTGATGACGACGGGCGAGCCGCTTCGATGGTCGATCGGTTTTCTCGACCACGTCGTCATCGATCTCGTCGATTGGAACGGGTGATCTTCGTGCCGACCAAAGTACGCATCGTCTTGAACAGCGACGGGATCAAGGCGCTCTTACAGAGCGACGAGATTCTCGACGACATGCGACGACGTGCAGAGAACGTCGCCGACGCGGCAGGCGGGCAGCCAGACTATGTGGCCGACGCGTGGGTGGGCTTCGATCGAGCTCGTGCGACTGTGCACACAGCAACACATCAGGCGCGCAGCGACGAGGCGAACAATCGCACGCTGACGCGATCAGTCGACGCAGCTCGGCACGCGTGATGGCACTCATTCTCGACCCGGACGTCGAGGCGCTGCTGATCAGCTATCTGACGACAGCGCTCCCCGCCGCTGGGATTCCGAACGTGCCGATCAGTGATCGACCGCCACAGAGCGGCGTCGAGTCGGTCGTGCTGTATCGCACTGGCGGCGTCAGACGAGATCTCGTCAGCGATCAGGCACAGATCACCGTCGACGTTCGCGCAGCTACCGGCTCGCGAGCGATCGAGATCTTGCAGCGAGTGCGCGCGCTGCTCAACGACCTATGGGGCTTCTCGATCGACGGCTTCGCGATCTACGACGTCAACGAGCTGTCAGGGCCGTACGTCAGCCCGACCGAGATGGACCCGATCCGCTACTCGCAGAGTTTTCTCGTCGTCGTGCGATCCAAGTCGCTCGTCCCATAACACATCTCGCCGGAAGGGCAACGAATCATGAGCGCACCAGTAGTCGACTACAGCAACGACACCGTCTATGTCGGCGTACCCGATCGAATCGTCGGCTCGGTGATGCGAGCACCGCTCGGGACGGCGCTCCCGACAGATGCGACGACCGCGCCCGATCCCGCGTTCGTTGGCTGCGGGTACATCACAGAGAACGGCGCGACACTCGCAGACGCGCAGACCTGGACGGAGATCAAAGACTGGGGCGGCGACATCGTGCGCCGGATCAAGTCTTTGAGCAACGTCACCGTCAAGACCGAGTTCTTGGAGATCAACCCCGAGTCCGCGAAGGTCGCTTTCGGCGACGCGAACGTCACGGTGACCCCTGGCACAGCCAGCACCGGTGGGCTGATGAAGATCAATATCAACGTCTCGCAGCCCGCGCGAGCGAGCTACATCTTCAACATCCTCGACGGTGTGCGACATATGCGCATCGTGATCGCTGACGGTCAGGTGACAGAGCGGGGCGATTCCCAGTTCACCAGAACAGCAGCCGTCATCGTGCCCGTGACGATCGCTGCTGCGCCCGACCAGGACGGCAACACGGTCGTGATCTACACCGACGACGGGATTCATGTCGGGCCGTGACCCAAGCTCGCTCGGACGATATCGTCACGCAGGGGATGGGTCTCGTCCGAGCGAGACCCCCTGCACATCACTAGAGAGAAGCCCTGCGAATCATGCCAACACGCACACGAGCTCGCGCAGCATCGAACGGCGCTGTCTCGAAGACGACGAGCGGCAGTGAAGAGCCGTTCACCTATACGACAAACGACGGGAAAGAGATCACGGTCGCAAGTCTCGCTCGCCCGTTCAACACGGCTGGCGAGCTGCGCAAGCTGCGCGGTAGTAGCCCGATCGATCTCGCCTACTACATCATCGAGAGAGACTGCGACGCAGCGACGCTC